CCCACCTCGCCGGCAATCAGTTTAATTACGTCATGAAGACACAAAGTCGCATCGAGGGCCCGTGGACCGAGGACGACGTCCCCGACAAACCTAAAACCTTAACAAGACAACTCCGTCACTATATGACACTCGACCCATACCCATGGCAAGTGAAGGCAACAGCTCTCGCTTCCTCATACAATGAACGCTATCTCACGTATATATGGGATCCCCATTACAACTCCGGTAAATCCATCTTCTCAGAATGGCTCGAGTATAAAGGCCTCGCCGAGGAAATACCCCCCTTTACCCTCATGGAAGACATCATGCAATTCGTTATGGGCCAAAAGACCTCTGGTTGTTACTTATTCGACATGCCCGCCGCAATGAAAAAGGAACGCATGCACCAAATGTACTCCGGGCTTGAGATGCTCAAGAACGGGTACCTGTACGATAAACGGTATCAGGGTAAGAAGCGTCGCATCGACCGCCCTACCGTTATATGCTTTGCAAACAATCTCCCAATCGCCGACTTGATGGCCCCCGACCGCTGGCAAGTCTATTATCTGACCCGCAGCAAGGAGCTAGTTCTTTACGACCCCTTCATACACCCTGATCCCGAACCCCTTCCCCAGTTCGGAGACTAAATCCAAGCATATCCAGGATATCCAGGCTTCCTAGTAAAAGTAAATTTCGAAATTGTAACAGCGCAGCGCCGAAATTTACTTTGGTCCGAAATCTTCGAATCCGCAGATTGGACCCCCCAAATTTTTTTTATGTTGTTATAATCAACACCCCACCATGGCTTATGTCAAACGCTCCTATCGTCGAAGTACTCGCGGCCGCGCTCGTGGTCGCACTTCTCATTATCGCAAAAAGGCTGTTGCCGTCCCTAAAGCTAAGCGAACTGTCCGCAAATACACTCGCAGCAATTCCATGGCGATCAACAGACTCGCTCGCAAAGTATCCTGGCTCACCGAGGCCAGATACGGTTCCATCCAACGCAACTTCCACGTTTCCAATTTAATGACTCCCCTTGCCGCCCAGCCCATCCTCACCGATATTATGGACTTCACATGTCGTCGTGCCAATTCCGCCGGTGCTAACTTTGCACAATACAACGCCGCCGGTACTGCCGTACAAACAGTCGGCAACTGGACTCCATCCACCAACATCTTTCACGCTGGCCAAAACCAAGATCTCGTCGATACTGGTAAATACCTCGCCCTTTCATGTCATGTTACCATGCGCTTCCAAGCAACCCCCTCCGCAATAGACACACGCATTCGCGTCGACCTATTCTCCGTTAAAGCCAAAGCTATACAACAAGTGATGTCTGGCCAGCCCCTCTTCTCATTTCCTACCGCCCTTCGCCAGCTCAATGACCTCGCCAATCCCGAGAAGAATAAACTTGGCGGTAATCCTTATATTAAGGTTTATGCCACTAAATGGTTATATCTTTCTTCCTCCCGCAATGGCCCTGCCGCTCCTGGCACTGGTGCACAACTGCCTGGTCCCGCGGTGACCGGTAACTCTGGCTATCTCTCTTTCAATATTTGCCCCAAGAAGGGTAAACTCCGCACCCAGGACGATACTGTTCCAGCAACTCCCTCTGATCCAATCGCCCCCATCGTGGACGGTAATTACGGTCCTTTCAACGTGCCCCAGGACGAACCTCTGTTTCTCCTTATCTCCTCGTCTGATCCTTCCGCCATACTTCCTCCCGCAAACATCGTCTCCGTTCAATTGTCTCGCACTGTCCGATGGCGTGATCCCATCGGCCAATCTGCTTTGTAATCTGGTCTGAATTCTAGTTTACGTTTTTTAAAAAAACCTGACCTGAAATTCTAAGAAAAAAATTATGTTCCCAAATGCGAGCACTTGTGCTCGCATTGTGAAAGTGCGTCAGAATAAAACGCCCAGATTTATTTTATGTGCACTGGTTTCAACATGAAACCCTTTGATGGCCAACTTGTTGGCTTTGACATTACTATTCCATGTCAAGACCGCGATAATTGGCAACCCCAAATGTCCGACATTCTCACCTCACTCCTCCAGCTCGCCAAGAAGTTCGTCTTTCAGCTCGAATGTGGTGATTCCGACTACTTCCACTTCCAAGTCCGCCTCCATCTCCATAAAAAGACATGTTATGGTACCCTATTACGCGACCTAATTCCCCAATGTAAGGGTCATTGGTCCGTCACCGCCAATGGTACCCACCTCGCCGGCAATCAGTTTAATTACGTCATGAAGACACAAAGTCGCATCGAGGGCCCGTGGACCGAGGACGACGTCCCCGACAAACCTAAAACCT